CTGTATTCAATGGACAAGGCCGCTGGTTGGGCATGTCCGCTGGGCTTGGATCGCAGCAAGCAAGTTTTGCGCAACGGTGTGCCGATCTGGCGATCACAGCAGGTGGGCCCTGGCATGAGCTACCACCGGGCGGCCATGTGGCCCGAGCTGGTGGCCCGGCATCGAGTGGCGCTGGAGCAGATGAAAATGGGCAACGTGGCGCCAATGCAAACCTTTCATAATACAGATTTAGGTGTGCCATGGGCTGATGAAATAACCAGCAAACTTACCGGCGATGGCCTAGCCGAGCGGCGAAAAAATGTAGGCTTTGGCAATGGCTACCCATGGGACGGCGAGGAATGGGACATTCCGACCGGGGTTTTGCTGCTGACCGATGGTGTTGACGTGCAGGGCGGCGGTGGCACCGTGGGTGAGCGGCTGGTCTACACCCTCTGGGGTTGGGGGACCGGCGAGGAAGGGTGGCACATTGCCCATTTTGAGATCGAGGGGGACCCCCAGCAGCCGGAGGTATGGGAGCAGCTAGATGTTATGAGCGAGAAACGCTGGCGCCGGCAGGACGGGGGAGAGATGCGCGTCACGTTGGGCTGTGTTGACCACGGCGGCAGGTCAAGCAAGGCCGTTGCTGATTTCTGCGCAACCAGATCAAGCCGATGGCTTGCAACAAAGGGCTCTGGTTTCAAGGGCTTGCCAATTGTTGAGCGTGGCAAGGCGGTTGCCGTCAATAAAAAAAATCAGATGATGACAAAACGCGGGCCTAAGGTTTACATCATTGGCTACGGCGCTAGCGTTGATCACCTCAGGACCATGTTGCGGGTTGAGCAACCAGGGCCTCGATACCTGCATTTTGGGCAGGCTTCCACAGATCAGTTTCTTCGGGAGCTGTTCCCTTGGGTGTACGTCCCGAAGAACCGGGCACGCACTGAATACCATTGGATCCTGCCCCCAGGCTCCCAAGACGAAGGCGGCGACTGCACGCGGATGGCCTATGTGGCACTGCTGCTGGTTTCTCGCCGTTACGCAGCAGGCACCATGTGGGCCCAGCTCGCCCGCAGCCTGGGCACCCAGGCGCCGGGGGTGGGAGGGGGAGGGGCAGCGCCGGCACCCCCAGTCCGAACCTCCCAGCGATCGGGCTGGCTAAAGGGCTCCAGCACAGGCGGCCTGGCCAAGCGCAAAGGCTGGCTAAAGAGGTAAGATGGGGCCATGGCCTATACCCTGACCCAATTACAAGAGCTACGGAACGCAATTGCGGAGGGGGTTTTAAGCGTTCGCTTTAGCGACGGACGGCAGTTGACCTACCGAAGTCTTGACGAAATGCGCCGCATCGAAGCCGGAATGGCGGCAGAGCTGGAAGGCGGCTCGATGCCCCGCTTGCGCCGCACCTACTTCAGCATGTCTCGGCCAACCTGATGGGTAAGGGTAAGAGCAAGGCAAAAGGCAAGCGGCTCCGGGATGACCGGGAATTTGCCCGCCGCACCATGGCCCGGTTTGAGGCCGCAGAGGACACCCGGCGAACCTCTGGCTGGCGGACAAACAACAGCGGCCCAAACAGCGATTTGCGACAGGCGTACTACTGGCTAGTCAAGCGGCACCAGGATCTTGCCGATAACGATGCCTACGCCTCCAGAGCGATTGGCGTGATTATAAATAATTGGATTGGCGATGGGATTATGAGTACTCCCATAGGCGCAACTAGCAAATATAAATCAAGCTATAATACCTGGGCAGAATCACGACATAGCGATTTTTACGGCACCCATGATTGGTACGGCAATCAATCCGTTGGGGCCAGAACTACAGCGGTTCGCGGCGCCGTACTGGTGCGAAAACGGATATATCCTGAACTATTTGAGCGCCATGGAATAGTGCCTTTGCAGGTGCAGATGCTTGAGCCTGATTGGTTAGATTTTAATAAAGACAATTCTCAAGACATATTATTTGGCCAGCAGTTTGATAGCGCAGGCCGTTTGATGGGTTACTGGATTAGAGACAGCCACCCTGGCGAAACGTCGCTAGGTATTGGCGTCAGGGTGCAAAGCACTTTTGTACCGAAAGAAGAAATTAGTTTACATTTTGACTGCAGGCGAGCTGGCCAGCGAATGGGGCTTCCGTTTGGCACGGCAGCGATTTTGACTCTGCGGGATATGGGCGACATCAGGGCGGCCCAGCAGATGAAAGATAAAATTTCAGCTTGCTTTTTTGGGGTTAGCTACGACTCTGATGTTAATGCAGATAAACTCCTTGATGAAGACGGTAACCAAATAATCGGAGTTAATTTTGATGAAATTGAGCCTGGCGCAATTGAGCATCTCCCACCAGGTCGAGACTTCAAAGCATTCACCCCGCCAAGTTCCGGTGATTTTGTTAGCACCCATCGTGAGTACGCTCACGCCGTAGCAGCAGCCTACGAGATTACTTACGAATCAATGACGGGTGATTTATCAAACGTCAATTATTCGAGCTTTAGGGGCGGATGGCTTGAGTTTAGTAGGCGAATTGCTTACTTGCGAGGGAAGGTTTCTATCCCCGGAATGCTGGCGCCGGTGTGTGAGTGGCACGACGAATTAGCCCGGATGGTTGGCCTGCTGAAAGGGCCAATGAGCTGGACCCATACCCCGCCGCGTCGGGAGATGATCGATCCAACCAAGGAAATTCCAGCGCTGATTTTGGCGGTGAGGGCTGGGTTTATGAGCTTGTCAGAAGTACAGCTGTCATTTGGTTATGTACCAGAGGAAGTAATTCAAGAGCTGAGCAGAGATATGCAAAGAGCCAGGGACGCCAGCTTGATCCTGAGTACAGATGCCGCGCTGGTTTCCAATGCTGGCGTAACCCAGGCTCGCCCAGCAGGATCTGCATTCACCAACTCCGCGCCTGACCCTGGCGCAGAAGAAAGCAGCAGCGACCCGCCGGACTGATGGCGCTGACCGCTTAAACTACCCCCAGCATCTGAGCATCAATGGCCCCAGGAGTAACCGTTAAAGCCGCCGCCACTGCCCCAGTGTTGCGGCTCTATGGAGAAGTCGGGGTTGATGTGTTGGTTGACGACGTGGCGCGAGCGCTGGACGCTGCAGGGGGGCGTGATGTTGAGATTCACCTGTTTTCGCCTGGCGGTGTGGCGGTCGAAGGGATGGCAATCCATGACGTGTTGGCGGCGTACAAAGGCAAGAAAACCTATGTGATAGATGGCTTGGCAGCATCTGCAGGCTCGATTATCCCGATGGCCATCAACAAGGCCAGTGGCGATCGTCGGTTGATGCCAGACAACGCCCTGATGATGATCCACAACTGCTGGGGCGGATCGGTTGGAGACGCCGACTCGATGGATGCCGCAGCGGCCATGCTGCGCGTTCACTCCGAGGTTTATTCCACCACCTATGCCAAGGCATCAGGCCAATCGGTCGAACAGATTTTGGAATGGATGGGCGCTGCCCAGGGGGGTGGTACCTGGTTCACCGCCGAAGCGGCCCTGGCGGCCGGTCTGATCGATGCAGTGATCGACCCGGTAGACGTGCGTGCCAGCGTCCCGGCTCTGCCTGCGGGGCGATTCCCTAACCCTCCAGGGTGGGTGTCTAAGGCCCTGGCGTCAATGGTTAGAATAGAATCAGGAGATCACCCTGAACACTCCCGAGCTGAACACATGCCCACGCAAGATCAGGCCGGGAGCGCACCGGCCGCCGTCACCGAAGCGCCTCCCGTGGTCGCTTCTGCCGAAGCTGCCCCTGCTGCCCCTGCAGTAGTGCAGGCCGCCGTAAGCCCCGTTGCCTCGACCGCTGTTGCGGATTCCGTGGCCCTTGCCAATGCACAGCGCGAAATTGAAATTCGCCGTTGCGCGGCCGAGGCCAATATCGCTCCTATCGCGGTGCAAGCCATGGTTGACAGCGGCAAGTCGTTTGCTGATGTTGCCCTGGAAATCGTGAAGGCTCACGCCGGCCCGCTTGAAACCGTCGCCAGCAAGGCGGGCCACCCTGCCCGCATCCAGGTCACCCGCGACGCGGGAGACACTGTGATGGCCGGCATTGGGGACATGCTGTATGCCCGGATCAATCCCCTGGCCCAGATCTCTGACGTTGGCCAAGAGTATCGAGGTTATTCCTTGATGGAATGCGTAAGGGCTTATGCCAGCTCGCGGGGCATAAGCACTGTTGGTAGGTCTAAAAATGAGCTAGTGGCCATGGCCATGCACAGCACTAGCGATTTTCCATTGCTGTTTTCTAATCTAGCAGGGAAATCTTTAACTCAATTCTACGAAGAAGAGCCTCATACCTGGAAGGGGCTTGCACGCCAACGAAATTTACCAGATTTCAAAAGAGCAAGCGATTTAACTATTGCCGCCGATCTTACGCCAGAGCTTACGCCTGAAGGCGGCGAATATAAAACAGGCACTCTGAAGGAAGCAGAAGCTACCTGGAGGCTGTTTACATATACCAAAAAAATTGTAATTTCTCGGCAAGCAATTATCAATGATGATCTGTCTGCCTTGGAGCGAACTCCTGAATTTTTAGGCCGTGGGTTCCGTCGCTTGGAATCCAATCTTATATGGGCAATGATCACTGGCGATGCCACTGTATCGGTAGACGGTCTTGCGTTGTTTAATGCAGCTCACAACAACACCGGCACAGGCGCCATTGGTATTGCCGGTGTAAACGCAGCCCGAAAGGCAATGCGAAAGCAAAAAGATATTAGCAACGTTGCGGTTAATTTGACCCCTGAGTTTATGATTGTTCCATCAGATCTAGAAGCAACTGCCGAGCAATTTCTTTATCCTGATGGTTACGCTCCTGCTGCGTTGACTGGAAACTCTGGGCCCAATCCCTACGCAAGGAAGATGCAATTAATAGTTGAGCCACGTCTTGATGGTTCTGCAACGCAATGGTATGCAGCCGCTGGCCCAACTAGAACGCCTGGCATGGTGTGGGGTTACCTGGCAGACGAGCCTGGTCCTACCATTACATCAGAGCCCGAAAGGGATCCTGATGGCCTGAAGCTGCTGGCTCGTTCTGATTTTGGTTGCGCCATTGAGGATTTCCGTTTTATTTATCGCAGCTCTGGCGCATGATTTTAACCATTGCGCATTTAGCTTCAGTTTTTAACTTTCCCCAATTCCACTAAAAACAATGCACGGACCTATTCAAGAAGGAAAAATCCTATCCATTGCCGCTCCTTACGTTGTCGCCTCTGGTGACGGCGCGTTGGTTGGCGCTTTGTTTGGTGTTGCCGTAACCGCTCTAGCCAATGCAGAGGTTGGCAGTTTCATGCTTGAAGGAGTTCACGAACTTCCTAAGGCCACTGGCGCCACCGCCAGTCTTTACGCCAAGGCGTACTGGAATGACACCAACAAGAACGTGACAGCCAGCGCCAGCGGCAACACCCTTATCGGTGTGTTTGTGCCAATTGGATCTCAGTCTGCCGCTTACGCTTCTGGCGCTACGCTGGCTCACGTCCGCCTCAACGGCGCCTTCTGATGAGCTGGGCCCGCCTATCGGCTCATGCAGATCGGGCGGCCCTGGATTTCATGGGCGGCGTCAGCGTAATTGCTGGCGCCGTTACTGGCCGTGGTTTTTTGGAGGAAAACAAAGAGCTGGTTTTTGATGATGGAGTGGAAATTATCCCATGGCTGTTAAAGATTAAAACCGCAGAATTTGGCCATCTTGATTACAACCATTTGCTTGTAGTTGATGGCATTGCATTTAAGGCAACAAGGACGCCAGAGCCACTGCCCGGTAGCGAGCCCAGGGCGCTGAGCTGGAGCATGGTGCGGCTAGCCAGGGTTGACGCCCCAGAGGAGACGGTGGTGATCCTGGATGGCGATCCCGGCGACGATCCAACCACCG